AACTCATGAAAATCTGTAAACTCACTAACATCACGAAACTCTAACGCGGTCTGATCTAACTGCTCCATACCCGTAGCTCCATACTGCGCCAAAATATTCGTAATATCGGCCAGGTGCGCATCCGACTGCACCGTCATCGACGGTTCATCATTAATGGTCTGCACCCTCGGCCTACCTCTCGAATCAATCTCGCCTACTTCACGCATGATTTACCTCCTATACGGGTTAGCACCAGGACGGATAATAGGAGTTTGAAAACCAACTCCGGTCTTAGCACCCGTCCTCATACGCGCTTGCAATCTTGCAATCGCTTCCTCCATCTTCGCCGCCATTTTATGCGGCGCTTGCGCAAATGTCTGCGCACCTTTCAACGCGCCTTGACCCACAGCCTGAGGGGTCAAACGCGACAATAAATCTACCCACTCACCTAAGGCCCTACCGGGCCTACCCCTAATCTGTTGAGTCTCAGCTTGCACTCGCGATACATTCGCCCTAACAAGCTTCATATCCTCCTGCATCCTCTTATACTGCATGGTACTACTCACAGCCGGACTAATCACATCCTGTTGATCCGCTCGCGAACCACTACCAGCAGCACCGCCAGGCGCACTCGCACCGCCTTGCTGATAAGCCAAAGCCGGATTCAAGCCCGCTGCCTCCATATCACGGACACCGGCTTGCCACTCCGTGTTCCTCATCCTCTCCTGGAAACGCATTTGACCCTGGGCTTCACCATGCTGAAAATCCCGGTCCTTCTGCGCTTCCCTACTCTTACCCCGATTCGCCAAGACGCCACCTAACAAACTCGCGCCCCCCGCTATCAACGCGGGAAACATCTAAAACCTCGCTACCAAATTAGGTATCGAACGAACCGGAATCGGTCGCGCACACTTATAGTCAAACCACAAATCCAACAGGAAATCTGCTTCTGTAGTGACCGCGACAATTCTTATCATCGGCGTATTATCTTGGACAAACGCCGTATTCAAACTCGGCAAACTACTAAAATCCTCGGCCAAGTGCCAATGCGCTAAACTTCCCGTGACATCGGGATTAAACGTGCCAACAACTCTAGAGGCCTTCGTCCTATACTCGGCCCACCGTTCTTGATAACCAAAGACGGCATCATCGGCACTCGAACTATTACTAACAAATATTTCCTTATTTAAAACGCTCTGCTCTCCCAAATTGGCTAACGCGGGAATATAGAAATCATACCGGGTGCTCCTACTCCACATGCGATCCAAACCCTGGAAATATGTCAAATCACCACGGGCTCTAATCAAACCGATAATATGACCATGTTCGGTAAAAGACTTGGCCCAACTATGGCCACTAATCACGCCCGTACCAACACCAACTAATTCGCCCTGATCCTCTCCGGCCGTACTACTTGTATTCGCCACTGGGGAAATATTAATGAAACTCTTGCCGCCTCCCAAATACTCAGGCCTCTGCAACCTAAAATCCGGACTGGTAACACCAAAGTGCGCCTTGATACTTTCAACATATCTAGTGCCTCCCCGAGCATCAGTTTCCAATAAACGCTGAATCGCAACACTCTGCCGCAAGGCATTAATCGAAACGGTAACACCGCTCATCTCACCATAGAGACGCTCACTAACAAAACCCAAAGTAGTGGACATGTCAATTACAGCGCCATCGGCATCAACCTTTCTCCAGGCCGTATCGGCCGTACTCCAAATAGCCGTTGTACCACCAGCGACCGAATCGGTCCAAATCGGCGCCACCCCAGTCAAACCAACAGCACTAGCCGTGCCCTTCTGGAGATACGGCAAACAACTCGTAAAATAATCATGCTTCTTCATACCCTGTCGCACCGCTAATTGTGCTACAGCATCAGGCCCATTTCCCACGTTCATCGTGGCTTCGCCCGTTAAATTCTGATCCCTAAACCACTCGTTATAAATCCGCTGGTAACACCTAAAGGGCAACGCACTAACGCCAATCGTCGAACCGTCCAAGCCATGGGGTAATCCCAAATAAGCGCCTAATCCATGGCCCGTCTTAATATCATCATGATCGACGACAATATCATTAATAATCGGAATCGTATAGGTGGTATCCTGAGCACCAGCAGCATTATGCTCGCCCTGGAAATACACCCAATTGTCCCACACTAACCGATTCGGAACAAAAAAGAAAAAGGTCTCCAATTCAATATTATCCATTACCGGACTCAATAACGGACTAAAAATTCTAGCAAAACCGTTCAACTTACAGGTGAACGTATCGCCCGGTAAAACATCGTCTACGAGAATCGGATACAAATAACTCGCGTCAAAACTCATCTTTAAACCGTGGGACCTATTAAACTGACTACGACCAATCTTCGCATCAGGTCCCTTATAACCTTGCGACGGGCCTCGCCGCACCTGTACCATGTCTCTCATTTAACCCTCCGGCAGTTGATCTGGTGAAACCAGTCCTGGGACGCCGCCGGCCATGGCGAGATCCCGGAAACGGTCAGTAAAACTACTGGCCATCGCAATCTTGCGAGCTTCAAAACCAGTCAAAACACCCAACTCGGCATCGAACTCCCCGATATGGTACAAGGCATAATCTTCGGGAAACTTCTTAAACTGATGCCCGTCACTCTCACAAGCTTCCTGAAAACCCCTAATCGCGACCTGCAAAGTCGGGGCCGGAAACGGATCAATATACCGCTCGGCCGCTGCGTCAAAGATCGCAAATAACTCGGTTTTCATACGCCATCTCTCCTAGAAAAAAGGTTAGCCCTACTCCTGGCGATAGCTTCGCCAGCGTTCAGTTGATACGCCGTTTTTTCTTTCGCTTCATCATAACGACGGGATCGAACAGCGTCCATAATTCCTCGACGCTCCATAGTACCACCGTCTTCATCTTCCAGATCCATAAATTTATCATAATACCTCGGGGGCTTAGCCTCAACACCATCAACAACAACGAAATCACGCGGATAGACATCACGCCACCATTTCGTAATCCAGCGTCTACCTATGGCGGGCCGCAAACTCATCCTAGCAAACTCGGGAGTTAATAGCTCTCCCGTAAATGGATTGGCTCGGAGAAAATCTTTCGCTTTCACCTTCTTGCGAATATAACCGGCAACATAACTAGCACTTGCCATGGTAACCGTACCTATCTCGGTACGACCCTTATTCCAAACATGTCCCAAACTCTCGGACCGCCAAAAATCACGGCCGTTGCTATCAGTGCAACGATACTTATCCAAAAAATCAATACCAAACAACAACGCATGGTAATGGGGTCTACCATTTTTTTCGCCATACTCTCCGCATCCAAAGTAACTAATTCGCCTTTCTTGCGTCTTCCGCAAACGCTTAACGAATCCCGAAAAATCTTTAGCATATAACGAACCATCTTGAGGTAACTCCGCTGTATCATAAGTCAACGTGACAAACAAACTACTGTCATGCATTCGACTTTCATGCATCATCCTCACCGCCCACTGCCTTCCTTGCTCAGCACGGCAACCTATACAATTACCACAGGGAACAACCTGCGGAGAACTAACGTGCCTATCCACGTAACAACTCTTCCGAAACACCAAAACCTCAATCGGATGAAAACACGGCATTAGAGCCGAATCCCACCTCTCATAAAATAGTGGTTCATCTTATTCTTACCGTGCGATTTATTCGCACCACGCCTAAACGTTCTACGTGAACTCCGTCTACTCATTCTCTGACGTTTCATTTTGAAACTCCTGTCCAAAGTACATAATTCGGAGCACTAACGCTCCTATCGACATGGATATGTCGATCATACAAACCAATACGTGTGAAACCAACACGTAACAAAGCCTTAAGAATATTCCAACGGGCACTGCCACTGCTACATCTAATATCAACCGCCAACCCATCACGGTGCGGATCGTGAAAATTTTTTTCACTTCCTGCCCTTTTGGCAGACGTAATCGTAAAAGTACAACCCGACCAAGTTTCAGCTTGCGTCAACATCTCCAACAAACCCAAATCCAGACCGTCACCGGTCACACCGTCTTTGAATTCCATAACTCAATCTAACGGGTCCGTCAACGCCCGGCTAGGGCGGCCTTGACAAACCCTTAATAATTCTATATATTAAATACTCATTCAACAGGAGGACTAACATGTCCGACCTCAGCAAAATCATCACTCGCGAATCGGCTAAACTCGACCGACAGGACGAGGCCGTTCGCATCACTCGCGCCCACATTAAGGCGCTCGAACAAATGGAACTCGACCTTGAAACCCAAGGCGAAATCTCCCCCGCAACACCCAGTAAAACTGGGAAATAAAACCCCCGCCAACTAACGCGCGCGCAACCAATGCGTGCGTGACAAGTAAAGCGGGTCAAATCCCTCCTCTAAAGCACCGAGCGAAGCGTCGGTGCCGGGGGAGAAAGAGAAAGAATCAAACTTTCTCACCAACACAAAAACCCCCCCCGCTCACGCGGGGGGGGCCAGGGGGGGGCGCACATATCACCTCTCGTTGTATATGTGCCAGGTCGTCCCTCGACCTCTCACCTACCTCCGGAGGTCATTCGGACCCCTCCGATCCTCCTTCGACCTTCGGCGCGGCTTCAGCCGCCTCCTTACTATTCGGCGGACTTCCCGCCTCCCCACTCCGATCAGCATTCTTTGTATCTTGGATAAAACCCGCCGCCACCAAGGCATCTCGTTTCTCCTCATCATGAGCCGAATCTAGCCACACGGCCACATCGTGGTCAAATATCTCACGCACCTTACTCGGCAAAGTCAAGAACTGCTTTTCCGCCTCCTTAGTCTGCAACATCAACTCATGAAAATCTGTAAACTCACTAACATCACGAAACTCTAACGCGGTCTGATCTAACTGCTCCATACCCGTAGCTCCATACTGCGCCAAAATATTCGTAATATCGGCCAGGTGCGCATCCGACTGCACCGTCATCGACGGT